GCCTCCACACCGGTGGCCGTAGCCGTCATGATTTTCACCACTTCGATGGCTTCCACTCCACGAAAGGTATAGTGATCCGGGTGCTTGATCATATCCCCTTCTCGTTTTTTCGGGTGGTCGGTATATTCTTCCCGTAACATTTTAATGCACTCAATCGCCAGGTCCAGGTCCTGCTTCCCGTTTTTGCGAGGATAGCGATAGAGCAATTTTATGATGGCTCTCATCAGATAGCCATCTTTACTTTCGGCTTCCCCGTCCATGATTCGGACAGCCTCGATAGCCTCCCGCCCCCGGAAGGTGTAGTGGTCTGGATGCCGGATCATATCTCCTGTAGGCTTATTTGTCTTAAGATGGTAGGGGCATTTAACCGCAGCTTTTTGGATGGTGTCCCGGAAGATCCGGCAGCGGTATATGAAGCAGAGCCTCTTGCCGTCCCAGAAGAAATCTTCAAGGTCACAGTAGTCACATTTCACACAGCGTTCTTGTTCAGTATTCATCGGATATGGTTCCTCCTCATAAAATCCCGCATACACTTGTAAGTGCAGAATCTTTTCACCTGGTGATGGTATAAAATCCTCCAGGGCCATTTTCCAGTGGTGCCTTCGAAATAGGTCAGCTGGCAGTTGGCACACTGGTGGAAAGTGCCCACATGGCTCATCTTGTAAAGCTTCCCGATCATAAGCAGCTCAGCTCCCTTGAGATGGCATTCTCCTCATTTTTCAGCCGTTCCCGCAGCTTGCTGATCCGGTCCAGGGCCTGGATCAGTACATCGTGTTTCTGGCTCCTGGTGGAAGATGGCTTGAGTTTGACGGACAGGTAGGAAAATTCTGCTTCCGCAGTCCCCAGTTCATTGCTGATGTTCTGAAGCCGTCCCTTCAGTTCTCTCTGTTCTTCGATCATGGCAGTGCCTCCTTTATTTTCCAAACAAAAGGTAAAGAGCCAGAAAGTCCATGGTGATGAACCACAGGACCAGCAGAGACGCCGCCGCAGCTGCTATCATCGGTGCCCATTTCCAAATTTTCATTGCCCTGCTCCCTTCCCCAGCCAGGCCAGTTCATTGGTCAGTTCATTCCGGTATTTATAGAGGACCTGACTGTCATTTTTATATTGGGCTGTATCTGCCCCGGGGAGAATCCGCAGGCCGAATTTCGGATCCGGTGCCAGGTGGGCTCCTCCTCTCCTAATGGTCTGCAGACAAGCAAACAGTTCTTGCTTCATGGTGCTGGCCCAAGTGAAAAGTTTCATCCATTGTTTTGTGTCCGGTTCCTTTTCAAGAGGATCTTGAATGACCAGGCCGAAATCTGCCCATGCAGCATCATCCAGGGCCTGCTCCACTTCTTCCACGCTGTAGGCCACTAGGGCAATGGCTCCCAGATTCTGGGCCACATGGATGAAATTGACCTGCTCCGGCGTCGGTTTGTTAGGCTTCACCTTGCATTCGATGAAGAAGATCCTGCCGGACCTGGGCAGGAATCCGAACAGGTCAGAAAAACCTTTGGGCAGGCCGGTGTCAAACCAGCGCCCGTCAGACGTCCGAACCTTCCCCACATTACTCCGGAACACTAGGCATCCCCTTTTGCTTACTGCGTCCATAATCAGGTGCATCAGGTCTGTTTCTACCATTTACTGTTACCTCCTCTTGCTTCCTTGAACCAGTTTTGGCTGCTTTTCTTCATGATCTTCGATGCAATGTGCCG